ATTTGGAACTAAAGATTCTACAACTACTTCACCTTCGTCATTACGCTCACCATCACCCATTGCGTAAATAGAAAGACCAGTGTGCGGGGCAACTGCCTCTACAAAATCTTTCCAGTGTGGCATAACCTGCAAGTCGGCAACTAGGCCAACACCATCCTCATAATATGCATCTTCCGCCAGAACACCAAGTAGGTTCTTTGGAGAGCGCACTTCACCTTCGCTGACGGGGTGGTCAACATATGAGTGAGTGCCACGAGGAAAGGCTTGGGGGCCATATTCCTTAAGGACATCTTCTGAATAAATTCCAGAAGAACCCTTTCCGGGCGTAATGAGAATGGCGCGCCAGTTATTCCCATTCTTGACGGGAGCAACGGCAGACTCGGTAAATAGTGTACTAGTCATATATATAATTCTAGCACCAAATTATACAGCAAACTTATTGAGGCAAGTTTTGAATATCTCTTAGCGTATTGTCGCTATTTGTCAAGTCACCAACACCCGCACCAGAGTTACCCTGTGATGTTGCAACGTTAGTTGGTGCTGCGTTAACATCAGCGCCAGGACGTGTGCCACCAGGAACTGCAGCCACTGCAGCAGAGTTTTGATTATTTGGAATAAGAACACCGCTGGGAACAGGACCTTGAGCTTCAATGCCCAACTCTTCGGCGTAAGCATTCTGAATAATCTGAGAATCAAATAGTCCAGTCTGCCAAGCTTGACCAAGCGACTGAACGCTACGGTAACTTGGGTCAACAATAATTTTGTTGAACTTAACACTTGGGTCACGAACACCCATTACGCGAAGAACTCTTGTGAAAAAGTTTTCCCAGTTTCCCTGACGACCATAAGCTGCATTCAAAGTTGACTGGTCAAGAACCTGTGAGCCAGCAGCCGTAGACCCCGTGCCGGAAAGCAAGGCATCAACGCTAACTTCCATGGCGGTTGCAGACATGGCGGCAAGGGGACGACCAGTTTCAAGGTCAACCGCATTATTGCGTGGCATGGCTGAAAGCTCAACATCAGAGCCAGTCACAGCTGTTGCTGCAACCTGACGATTGTTAAGCAACTTAGCTGAAGCGCTATTAGCGCCCTTGGTTGACTTTGATTTAACCTGCCATGCAATACCCGACAATGCTTTCAACATCTTCGAGCCATCCTTAAGGTACTCGCTGTAAGCCCAAGCCCAAGGCAAGGCGGGTAGGCAGTCAGGCAAGCCCCACAAAGAACCAGTGTCATCGTTTTCGCGGTGGTCAACAATGACAATATTCTTATTAACGGCAACATCATTAATGCTTCGTACAGGAGTTTCTGTGTAATCCAGTGGATACCAAACTTTGACATGCTCTGTCTGGTGAGTGCCATCTGGATTCATGGAAATTACTTTGTCATACTCATGCAATATATAGGTAAGAATTTCTGGGTCTGTTGAATCTACAACCCAGCCGGTAATCTGCTCAATTGGAACGCGACCCCATCGTCGCGTTGTTTTGTCATACCGTGCAAAAAAGTTTCCTGAAGTAAAAAGAATTTTTTCATTCTTCTTACATGCAGATTCGCTAAACAAAACCTGCTGATTAATGGCATCGTTAATAATGTCCATGTATCTTGGGGCAAGCGGTTGGTTGTTGCTTGACATTTTAAAGCCGCGACCAAAAACATATGATGCCCTAAGTGAGGCACCACGCTTAAGGATTGCATTCTGATTTGTTTGCTTGCGTGCGTTAGCTGCAATCAGTTTAAGTTCGGGCAGGGTAACGCCACGTTCCTGCAGTTGGTTAATTGATGTCCAACCAACATCATCAAACTCTCTTGTTGCCTGCGCCATTGCCATGTATGACTCAGCAAGCCGTTCATTCTCCTGAATCAGTTCGGAGATTTGCTCATTAAGTACAAAATTTTTTTCAGAACCATTAAGATTTTTAGGAATATATGCCATAAAACAATCTTATCACCAAAAATTCTGTGAGTAAAACGGATGATTGTCTTCTTGTAGGTCGTATTCGATTACGCTTCCTACGGCTGGGCTGTCACTATCTTTGAAGTCTAGGATGGAAAGTATGGCTGCATCTAAGGAGTCAGGGGATTTAAGCCCGTTCTTTTTCATTTCATCTTTCGATGTTATTTGTATTGCACCTTTTGCACTGAACTTGTAAGTTTGCGAGACGAGTTCTTCGCGCAGTCCGGCATCATCGTAGTCGAGGTCTATTTTTCCTTCGGACATTAGTTCACGCAGGGTGTCGTAATGCCATGCCCTGGCGTTCATCCAACGTTGATTGTCGGGACTTGCATTTGACCCCGCAATAGCGCCCACATCGTACACAGCGTCCCGAAATTCCTGTAGAGTAACCAGCGCATCCACTACACCACCGCCGACACCGTTCACATCCACGTTCACTAGTCTCGCACCAACGGCCTGTGCTGCTGTATGTATCTTTCTCGCAGTTGTTATCAAATCTGTTTTTGACCATGCGCCACCATCCTCTTGTCCGTTGTCGTAAAGTCTTACGCGCCCACCACGATTAATGTACATCCTGTTCTCGTCTGAACCGAAGCGTGCAATATCGACTCCTATAATAGGTCGGATGCTTTCGTCTTCTTCAACTTCGCATTCAATTGCAATGTCTATTACTTCTTGCGAATAAAAAGTATTGTCAGCCTCATCAGGAAACTCACCCAGTACTTTGGCTTTGTACCGTGCGGAGTCCATTCCCCATGCACGCTTCTTGTGTTCCACCCATTCAACACTTGTCAGGCCGCTAAGAAGTTTGTGCTGCTTCTCCAGGTCTTCATAAACATCCTCATCAGTGAACGTGGGCAGGTCAAACGCACTAATAGTATGCAACGACCAGTCTTGGCTGATGCGCGGGTCGGTAAAAATTTTATGAAACTCTGTACCACGCCGGTCCGGGTTTCCAATCGCTAGGATGCGCGAATCAGAACCTGTTGCTACCGCTTCAGCTGCGGTAAACATTTCAGGCGGCAAACCGCCAGCCTCATCCAAGAAAACCATTGTGCGCATTTTGCGGGTTCCCTGAAACGACGACACAATGTCCCGGTCAGAGGGGCGTTTACCAAACACCAGGAACTCGGAGCCTTGCTCACCGTCCAATTTCCATGCCAACGTTTCGGTAATCCTACCGGGAAGTGCAACACCATTCGTGTATGCTGCACCTTTGTTTACTTTAAGGTACGCAAAAATAACTTTCTCAATCTGCGACAACGTAGGTGCAGACACAATGCACAAAGTGTCAGCAGGGTTGCTTACTGCAACCTGCCATGTAATCAAGTCAGCAACAACAGCCGACTTACCGCAACCGTTCGCAGACTTGACAGCTATACGCGGTGACACCAAAAAGTCTTGAACAATTTGTTCCTGCTTCGAATACCAGCGTTTCCCCAAAACATCATTCAACCAAGCTTGCGGGTCCGACTGATACAACCTGGCGCGGGAACGCTCCCGCAAATCCCCGATAGCCCCCTCAACAACGTCACTCAGAAATGACATTATTAGACAACTCCCTGGCAGCCAACCTTAAACCATCCGCAACCCAAGCATCCACCAACTCGTCATCCGGCAACTCGTCAGCTTCCTTAACGCGGCCCACCACCGACTGCAAAGCCAAATCAAACGCACGCCCAAACAACCTGGCCTGCGCCTGCGTAATCTCATTAATGTCAGCATCCACAAGTTTACGCCGCGAATCCAAACGGTCACCAACCAACTTCAAAGTACGCAACGCCACCGAAGCTGTTGCCGCAAAATCCTTCGGGTCAGACGCAGCCAACCCAGCAAACACCTGGTCCTTCAAATCAACAATCTCCTCCAACAACAAACGCTCCTGCTGACGCTCCGACAACCAATCCCTCGAAGCCAAAAGTTCAGACACGCGCTCCGCAACAAACCGTGCATCCAAACCCGTCGCATCCGCAATCTCCTGCGGCGACTTACGCGCCATCGCCAGCAAACGCGAATCCATGGCAGACCTACCCTCAAGCTCCACCATTCACCTCACGAATCCAAGCCTCAATAGCAAACTCCATTAAATCCAAAAAACTACAATCCTGCGGGGCCTCAAAAAAAACTTCATGCACGCCATCAATCGTGCCCAACCAAACAGTAGGCTCGTCAAACAACATGAGCTTCAACTCGTAAGTACGACCAGCCCAATTAAAAAACAAACCATCAGCCATCACGCGCCACAATCATGCCATCCAACATGGTGACATCCCACCACAACTCACGCTCACGAATGCGGTCAATGTTGCCAGAACGATACATGAGAAACAACTCCCACTCCGCCTCACGCAAAGACTTCACAAGTTTATCCATAACAAAACCCTACCACGTATACGATTCCCAAAACTGAAAACAAAAAAAAAAGGTCGCACTAAAGCACCCCCCTCCTTATACTCCTCGCGCGTGAGAACTAGAAAGGTTTTCTAGATTAAATATTTAACCTTAGATACTGGTTTGGACTAAATATTTATTCCGTTACCAAACTGTTACCAAAATAGATTTGACACGGTACCGGAATTTTGAGAGTATCTATTTGAGGGGCAGGGTGCCCCATGAAAGTGAGTCGGAATTATGGATAAGCAAATTTACCGTTTGGTGAATATCATTCTTGAGAATGATTTAGAGTGCATTCTTACCCGTGACGGTATCCTGAATATGATTCAGGGTATGACGCGAAAAGATGCCGTCGAAATTCTCACGGCACAAGCACAGTTAGCATATGATAACGCTCAAGCGGTAGTCTACGGAGACTAGTTCCACGCCATGCCCCTAGGCATAAAGTCTAGGGGTATGACGGGGCACCTAGCCCCCAATAGAAGGGAAGTTTAGAACATGTTTACACTTAGTCACATTGTAGACAACAAGCCATTGTTGGGCAGGATGGGGCGCGTGTTGGTTTTCGAGAGCCACATGAGCGCACTGGAATACTATATCGAACGGGAAGACCTGCCGAACGAGTGGAGCATTCGGGAAATCGAAATCCACTAGCCGCACCCACCTAGGCATGTGGATAAACTGCCCCCACCCCCAGACGACCGCCATCGAAGGCGCGAGGGGTAACTTTGTGGCAGAAGGTTTATTGTTGTGAACTTTTTTTCTAGACTTATTGTCTAGACTTTTTTTCTAGACTGGCAGTCTAACTAATACCATGTTAGTAGTGGCACTATCATGTTGTTAGTTGTGGACTTTCGTTCTAGACTTTCGTTCTACTATAGGCAACTCCGATAGTTGGTATCTGGCTTGCCGATTTGACAAACCGGATTTGGTGTGTCTATAGTGGAATTAGTCGGCACCGAGTCGGCTAGAGAGTGAGTCACCACATGGCTAGAATAGCCAGCCGAATCGTATCGGCTAATCGTGAAACACAGTTTCACAAAGACAACGAAAAGACCGTAGTCTACGACTACCGGACTGGCATGACTACAGTCCACCGAACCCTACACCGAAGGTGGAGTCTGCGAGCCGAAGGCTGGGATGACACGACTACTATCTATGTCGGAGACATAGTAGTAGCAGAGTTACCTACCGATATATCGGTAGACCGGACGTTAGTCCGATTCATGAAGGCAGTGTCACCAACTACGTTGGCTACCCTGACTTTTGACGGGGGCTTGACTTTGTCAAGGGAACAGCACGAATTGGCGGATGCACTGGCTAGGGCGTTTCGGAGCCTCAACTAACCCCGAAGGGGGTTAGTTACCCCAACCCCCTAAAGGGGGTTGACAATCGAAAAGAAGTGTGCATATAATGGTGGGGTCGACGAGGGGTCGGCACCGATAACCGAAAGTGAGTAACTATGTTACAGATTGCAATTGGTCGACGTATCTTCGATACTGAGGATGTCTTGACTGAGAATGAATGGCTAGACTTTCAGTCTGGTGTTGAGGAAATTCTGCAAGAGCAGGGTGAAAGACTGGCAGACACTCGGGCAGTTGGAGTATCCAACTTTGAGGGTGTGGCTGAAGAGACTTGTCTCTTCGTGTGGTTTGATACTGAGTCTGTGACTCAGGAGACACGCCGTAAGTTGGCTTATGTTGCTTCGGCTTACCGTCAGTATTCGATTGCTATTACCTCTGGTAATACTGTCTTTATCAAGGGAGCGTGAGTATGAAGACTACTAAAGTAGTGAAGGCTAAGCGTGCTGATTCGACGAGAACGACTAAGGCTAAAGCCTTATCGATTGAGCGTCGGACTATCCGCCGGACTATCCTGAAGGATGGTTGCCGTTAGTCTTATAGACTAACAGTCTTATATTACTATTATTCTATAATAGTATTATAGGATTACTTATAAGTAACACGGTGAAAGTGTGTCTCAATTACCCTAGTTTTGTAGGGTAGTTGGGGCAGGGTGTCACGGTGGGGCTACCCTAAAGGGTAGTTTCGGGGTAAAAAGCCTATGTGAAACCGTAGGTTTTATGACACGGTTTCGGGTAGGTTGCGCATAGGATTCCAACCCCTAAAGGGGTTGACTTTTCTCGGGGAGTCTGGAATAATGGCGCGTGACGGGTGTGAGTGTAGGTGTGTGTGGGTGGCATGACGGGCACCGAAAGACACGCCGGACTCTCCCCTAAAGGGGAAATATTGGGACTTGACAAATTGAAATTGGTGTGAGTAGAATGATGGCATCGGCTCCGGTCGGTTAGAAGTTGCGGATACTTTCTAGAGAGTGTATGCCGTAGCCCTCTGTGTGGGAATTCACACGGCGTTGTTGGTGAGGGACTTAGCGCAAAACTAGTCTGAGACACGAAAAACCATCACCCCCCTTTGGGGGAAATTGGGGCTTGACAAACCGAAATTGGTGTGTCTATAATGTTGAGTGTCGGCACCGAGTCGGCAACAACTGAAGAGAGAGTGAGGCACGATATGAATCTAGTTCCTTTGCCTGGTCGAGACTATAAGTCTAAGGCTGAGGTTTTGGAGGCGTGGAATTCTGATAAGGATTTTCACACGGCAGACATTATGTCTGGTTATGGTATTGCTACTAGCAAAAGTGAGTTGGCTAAGTTGGGCAACAAACTGATTCAGATTCGTTATAAGAATTTGGCTAGTGTGTTGGTGGTTTCACCGCTAAGCACGAAAGCGCAGTGAGTGTGGGGGGAGGCGTGAGTCTCCCCTTACCTCCCCTTTAGGGGAGAATATCCGATTTGACAAACTGAAATTTGTGTGTCTATAATGTTGGAGTCGGCACCGAGTCGGCAAGAGTGAAAGTGAGTGAGTATGAACTACACAGACTATGTTGTGGATTGCAAAATGCCTAACGGCATGGTGTATTACACGGTGTATGTGGAAGGTGTGGAGAATGTTTTCTCTGACTATCTGCAAGCCTTGTATTTCGTTTCGGATGTGAAGAAGGGAATCCTCCCCTAAAGGGGAGAATATCCGATTTGACAAACCGAAAATAGTGTGTCTATAATGTTGGAGTCGGCACGGTGTCGACAGGATGAAAGTGAGTCACAATGATTAGCATGGAAGACCCTTATGATGAGTGGCTTGATGATATTTACGAACCTGTAAATATCGGTGGCTACACTTACCTCACCTCAGTTGCACTGAGGTTGACTGACCCCATCGCTTACGCCGTAGGGCGTAGTGACTGGGAGGCGTTCATGGAGGAAGAGGATGAGGAGGAGGGGGCGTAAAGCCTCCTCCCCTTTAGGGGAAAATTGGGACTTGACAAACCGAGAACGGTGTGTCTATACTAGGGGCTGTCGGTGACTGACCGGCACTGAATCGAAAGTGAGTGAGTATGTTTGTTGACCATGTTTATGAGTCGGACGGTATCGAAATTGGTGTCCGTTACTACCCTGCGGATGGGGCACGGGTTATGGTGAACCGTGACAACGGGGATGAGTGGGAACTTGTCTATGACATGAGGGTTATCGCAGATAACCTTTGGGAGACTATCTATATGGGGCTTTGCGGTGCAGGGCTTGAAGATACGGATGCTATAGCATTCTTGGACTGGCACGGTGTGGAATATCCTACGGATGAGGAGGACTAGGGTGAACAAGAAACAAAAGCAAGCGGTCGAAGAGTTGGTTTACTACGTAGTAGCCATGACTGAGGGCGGTGAAGATTGGTCGAATGAAATTCGGGATGAGGCACGGGTAGCCTACGAAATGTTGATTGACGATAACGTCAAGTCATATGTGGAGAACCGTGTCAAGTATGAGCGCGCTCAGGCTAAGGAGAATGGGAGGCGGTTGCTGGAGTCGGCAGTGCCAGACTTTCGCAAGCGAGTTGATGCTTTCGCACGGGAGCAGTTCCCCACGTGGGAAGAGTATGTTGGTAAGTTCTAGACTGTAAGTCTAGTAGCCCTGACTGGTATCACCGTGGTTCGATTCCACGGCAGGGCACCAGAAATACCGTAGGTAAAATTCGATTTGACAAACGGTTCGAAGTGTGTTTATAATGATATCGCTGACCAAGGGGGTCGGCAGAAGGTGAGGAAAGTGATGTATGAAGTTTGCTATTCAGAGCCTGGTTCATATGGGGTGAAGTCTATTCTTCACGCTGGGTTCTACGAAAAGCATGTCGATGCCATGCATAAACAACGTCAGATTCTTGACGAATCTTCGCCCTACACTTTGGTGTGGGTGCAAGACACTGAGACTCTAGAGTCTCTGCTCACGTTTTACAATGATGACGAAGTAGAAGTTGTGGAGGAAAGTGAATGATTGAGGGAACAACGGAGCGTATCAACGATACGTTGGCTCGTTACTGTAGTAACGGTTACGGTGCCGGTATTTATGGTGAAGCGAATATCGATTATCTTCTAGATAATTTTCGTGACCTCATATATATTCGGGCGTTGTATCGTCTAGGTGATATGGCGCAGTTGGCTACGCCCATCAAGGACTCGCGTAAGTTCGGAGAACTTTTGGAAGCGTTGGCTAGTCTCGAAGACTACCCCCTGTTCGATGACGATTATCTGAATCATATTCAGGAGAAGTATGAGGATGCTGAGTGGGCACGGATTGAGGCAGACTATAGTCTGAACCCTGACGTGGCTAGTGAAGTTCGGTGTTCGGATAACGGTGATTACTATTTCGAATTGAGTAATGACTACGTCTATCCTGCTTTCGATGAGGATGAGTTCGCCCTGCTGGTTCGGACGAAGTCCCAAACGTGGGCGGTGCATTATGAGGGTCAAAAATATCATGAACCTACGGTTTGTGCTTGGTGTCTTGACACTACGCTGGCTACCCCCCTTTAGGGGGTAGTCAGTCTAGGGTGTGGTTATGGTTTCGACAGTGCGTGAAAGCCCCATGTGGGAGCGCACTGGAACAGGGTTCGATTCCCTGCACATCCACGCTAGGTTGACCAACTACCGTAGGTAAATGTTCGATTTGACAAATGGTTATTGGTGTGACTATAGTAGGGGCTGTCGACAAGGGGTCGGCACTGAACAGAAAGTGAGGCAGTGATGGCTACATACAGTGTTTCGGTTACGGTCACCTTGGACTATGAGGTTGAGGCTGATAGCGAGGCTGAGGCTGAGGCTCAGGGATGGGCTTGGGAAGACTACCGTGGGTTCTCGTCAGTGGATTCCATTGACGTGCGGTTTCAGTATGACGATGAGGATGAGGATGAGGATGAGGATGAGGAGGATGACGATGAGTGAGGCGCGTTGGCCTATCACGAAGCGTAGCAGTCTGAAGACTGACACCCTGTATTTTGAGGTGGCGAATGCCATGTATTTCTGGACACCGGATTGTATCGGGGTGAACTGGATGACGGGCGAAGAAGCCGAACTAATGTTCGGTGGGGAAGTAAAGCAAATTGATATCTTCGAATTGGAGGACTAACATGAGTGAGCGCAAGGCAGGGTATGAGGTTCACCTTCTTGACAACGTCAAGTTGACAGAGTATATGAAGTCGACGTGGCAGACAGCCCCTGAAAATGCAGGGGTTACCCGTCAGGCTATAGCCCTAACGAAGAAGGGTGTGGCTGTGATTATCAGTGAGGGTGTCGGTTGGTATGCCAACGATGACGACACTTTCGATATCCAATACACAAACGGTATGGGCTACTACTACATGACCATTCCTGTGGATGTGGTGATGAGCGCGGTGAGTGCAGAGCGCGTCGAGTTGCGTGACTTCGTAAGAAGTTTCGGTTCTCGACTTGACAATAACTGTTGGTTGTGGCAAGATGCGATTAGTAATGTCGAGCAGAAATGGGAGGTAATGGTATGAGTTCGGAAATGGTGGAGGCTTTGGCTCAGGAGATTGAGGGGCTGAAGTTGAATGTGGATAGTTATCTTCGTCAGAAGAGTGAGGCTCAGTTGCAGGTTCGTCAGATGCGTAGCGCTGTCGAGGCTTGGATTGTGGAGGCTCACGCAAACGAGATTGACAAGGATGCGCTGGAAGAGTTGGCAAATGCGTGTGAGATTTCGTTGACGAAGACTCGCAACGTGAACGTCACGGTGACGTTCGACTTGACGGTCGACATGCCCATTTTCTACGATGAGGATGACTTGCAGTATGCGTTCTCGTTTGAGGCTGACTCAAGTGACCACAATGTGGAGATTACGTCAGGCTCCAACGACGTTGACGACATCAACGTGGAGGAGGCTTACTAATGGGTTCGGTTACGGCAACGGTCACCACTACGGTGACCGTGCCGGACGCCGCCGTGTTGAGTATGATTGACACGGCTGGTTACGGCATAGCATATTGGGCAGGGCGCGCTGACATTGACGAGTATAAGCGCACGTATACTATTACTCCGAATGAGGAAGCGCAGTTCTATCCGGAATACAACTCGACTTTCGAGTTGAGTTTCGATGCGATTGTTGATACACTGTGTGAGATTGCAGTAGGCAAGCACAAGGTGGGCTACCCCCGTGAGTATGCTCAGGACTGGCTGAAGGAGATTCAGTCGGAGAATGAGGACACGCGGAAGTATGCTGGTGGCACGCTTGATACTGATATCATGGACGTAGTAATTCAGATTGCCTGCTTTGGTGAGGTAGTCTTCGGTTAGACTTGGCGTGGTGTTTATCTCACTTTCCGCCACGCCAACGGCGCGATGATGCGCCCTCGCCCCGACTCACACTCCCCCCTTCGTGTGAGTCGGGGCTTTCTCGATTTGACTTTTGAGAGGAAGTGTGATTAGAATGAAGCGCCATGTTTGGGAATGGCAACGACGGGATGCCGGTTGGTATCGTGTTTGTTTGATATGTGGGATGAAAGGAGGCAAGTGATGGCTATCGGAAGTTACAGTCACGAGGATTTACGGGAAGCATGTGACATGCTGGCTGACAAGTTCGGCGCAGAGGCGGTGATTGCTTTGTGCGATTCCATTGGGCACGGTTCGTGGTGGGTATGTGATGAGTGCAACCATGAGTCGCCCCATTGTGAAGACCCCGAGGGTGATAACTCGTGTCTGATTTGTGGGCACGAGACTAGGAAGGTGATTTCATGATGAGGAAGTGCATTGATTGTAGCGTGTTCATTGACGCTGACATTTGGGCTGAAGAGTTGGGCATGTGTTTGGATTGTTCGAATGCGTATTGGTCGCATGATGATGAGGAGGTTACTCATGGGTAAGTATGTGGTGAAGTGGCAGGAGGTGCTGGACTACGAGATGATGGTTCAGGCTGTGGATGAGGATGATGCGTGGGATACGGCGTTTGCTAATTCGACGTTTGCAAATGTTGTTTCGAATGAAACATTTCACGGAGAGATTGAGGAGATTAGTGAGGAATCACCCTGACAAGGAGAAGTTCGAGAAGATGATGGCGATGATGCGTGACTACCCGTTGCGTATCACGCTGGCTGACGGCAAGGTGGTGATGGATAGTATCCCGTCGATGCACGAGGCGTTTGCCCTTCGGCATTTCGATGAGATGTTCATGGCGTTGCATTCTACGCGACGGCTTTATGCTACGGTGCCGGACATTGTTGACCACGATATGTCTTACTTTGCTAAGACATATGAGTCGGCGGTTCGTATTGAGTTGCTTGACTATTTGAGTGACGTTGTGTTAGCGTCATATGACATAACCTACGAGAAAGGCGGTAACGAATAATGCATACTGGACTAGAGCGAGTGAACATACCGGCAACATTTAGTTTGACGGCTAAGTTTGATGGTCAAATTTTTACAACGAATAAGCACTTGGCTGAGGCGTTGCGTGATTTGGCTGGGCAGATTGAGGATGCACCTCATACGGCTGGGCTGTTGGGCAACCTTGTGTTTGCTGGTTCACGGGTTGGTTCTTGGGGATTCAAGGATGGTATCCGTGATTAGTGTATTGAGGATTGGTGACAAATGCACGCACTGTGGTGAGCATACGGCTTGGGGTTCGGGTAACTTTGTGAACCGTATTCCTTCTTATGCGGATGCAGACCAAGCAAGTGAGTGGCTTTCTTATTGGGATATGTATGACGCGGTTGATGGCTACATGTGCGCGTCTTGTCAAGTGGGTGGTGAGTGATGGCTAAGTTCAAGGCTCAGGTTTTGGTGACTTACGTTATTGAGGCTGAGGATATTAGTGATGCGGTTTTGATTGCTCGGTTCAATACCGAGTTTCCGATTGTTCCCCACAATGATGGGTATTGTTTGTCCGATGAATTATTTTCTATTGAAAGGGTGGTGAGTGATGGACTTGCGTGACGTGGTTGTGAACTGGCACAACGAGGAAGACAACATGGCTGTGACCGTGGCGATTGGTGGCGTGGCGGAGATGGATGATGATGATTCTATTTTCTTTTACTTCAACGATTGGCATGAGTTTGAGTTGGCGAAAACAAATTATGATAATGATTTCAAGATTGTAGGGGAGGCGTAATGGGTGAGCGTGGATTTGCAGACAAGATTGAGGGCGTGGTTCTGAGCAGTGACACGCGAGAGCGTGAGACTGCCAACTTGACAAAGTATTTCATTCTTGCTACAGTGTTAGGAGTGCTGGCTGTAGGGATGTCAGTGCTTGCAATTATTATTGCCGTTGGCTCGGCAGGATAGGAGGATAACCAATGCTTACTATTGAACATGATGTGAACGTTTATGCGCCGAACAATGATGAGGTGAAGTTGATTGCGTATCAGTGGGTTATGTATGACAACGATGTAGAGAAACTTTCTCTACACCCTGATGCTAAGTGGACGGCTGGTCGTGGTGAGGAAATTGACTCGCAACTTACGTTGACCGTCAAGGATAACCTTCCCGCTATCCGCTACCTGTTCTCGATTCTGGAAGATGACAAGACTCTTGCTCGGATTCTTGATGAGGATGACGAGTGGGAGTTGGAAGAGTATGATTCGTGGCATGGTGTGTGGGATGACTTCGCTGGCGAGAACGCACCGGCTGTGATTCGAGAGTGGGCGCTGGCTTTGCCCGAGTATGAGGATGGGATGACAGATGGCGACTGAGTATTTTTACTTTGCAAAAGATGGTTCTTATGGTTTGTGGGAAGAGGGTTCTGTCCTTGCCCCGTCAGACTGGCTAACCAAGAAGGACTGGCAGGACATCGAGGAATGTTCTGACAGCGAGCGCGCCGATTTGGCACGAGCCATTTGTATCAAGCGCGAGAAGGCAATGAAGGGAGTTATCTAATGGATTACGCAACAGAGGTTGACATTTCAGTTGACGAGTATTGCAAGAACGTTGACCAATGCAACAACCAATACAAGGGCTATGTGGTCGGGTCTATGACTGATAGCAATACCTATTATTCGTGGCAGTGCAGTGTGTGTGACTACGTGAACGAGTATGAAGGCTACGGCTGGGAAGACTTACGCAATGGTTAGCGCACGGCTTGACGCCGTGAGCAAGGCTAAGCAGGCATACATACTGGCTCGGACCACACTGGAGGCGCGACTGCGTGAGCAGATGCGCAAGGAGTTGGCTAACCTACAGACACAGGTAGACATCGCGGTTCGATACGCGGTCGATGCTGGCGAGTCAAAGGCTTCCATTCTCAGGGCGCTGGGCACCAAGGATTACAACACGCTGAACGCTTCGCTTGAGCGAACGCAGGGTGTCGCTGAGATTGTCGGAGCCGACCCGTTGGCTAGTGTTTACTCACTAGACAAGGATGTTCTTGGTGTGCGCTATGTCAATCATGGCACGCAAGGATACAACGGTGAGGCTACCTTCTCAGTGAAGCGCCTTGATGACGGAAAGATTCTATTGCTATCAGACACACCGTTGTGGAGCGATGACTATACGGTTCGGAATGATGCGGTGATGGCGCTTGACGGTAAGTCTGATGGTGAATATTATGAGGAGGTTGTCAAGTGGATATTATCCTAGGCGTGGGCATCCTACTGTTAGTCATGTTGGTTCCACTTTTTATCGTTTGCTCTGTTGTTGTTTCAGCAGTTTTATTTTTTCAAAGACTTTCAGATGGGAGCAACAATGACAGTGGAAGAAACCTATAAGGCGCTAGACAAGGCTATCGATACTCACATAAAACAAACCGGAGAGGATGGCACGTTTGTTACAGGCTGGGTTCTCAGCGTATCAATTTCATCTCCAGGATTTGACAACGAAGGAAGGGATGGGTATGCTACCTATGTATCCGATGGTCTGCCACACCATGTGCAGGTTGGATTGCTTGAGGTGGCTAAGAGTGAAAGAGATACCGTTGCGCTTATAGGGACGATGGCAAGTTATCTTTCTAGCATGGGCTATGAGGCAAACGAAGAGAACGAGGAGGAAGAATGATGTTACTTGAAGAAGATGTGCAAAATGATTTGATGGTTAGGTATCCCGGCTTGTATAAGCGCGAAGGTGAACTGTTCGTTTATCAGAATGGCAGAGACAATCCTAAGTATCTTGTTGAAGTGACCGTTCACTTTCTCGGTGGCGGTGAGTAGTGGATGCTCTCACCCCGACCGAGGAACAAGAGAACGCCATTCTTCGCATTGCTAGAGAACCGACTCGGTCTGTTCTTAATGGGTCAACAATGGGGGCAGGCAAGACGCTCAAAGCGGTTGAAGTATGTAGACGCATTTCTGCGGAGACGATACTTCTCATTGCACCTCTCGGAACGCGCATTGGCTGGAAGGTCACCTTCCAACGTCAGGGTGTCACGCTCGCGTTTCGCTGGATTAACTCAAGCAAAGAGGGCAAGAAGGCGCAACAGTATTGGGAGATGCAAGTTCCCGGAATCTACTTTGTAGGTGTTGAATACTTTGTTCGCCTTGGCTGGGATGGAACTAAGCGCACTAAAGTTTGGGCGCACAAACCTGATTTGATTTTGTTTGACGAATCGCATCGGGCACAGAATCGCAATAGCAAAACATACAAGACACTTAAGCAAGTTAATGGTTGGTTTAAACTTGCCATGTCTGGCACGCCGACAGGTAATTCTTTTGGTGGCGCTTGGGCTGTAACGAAATGGTTGTGGCCTGATAAGATTCCCAACTCATTCCATGAATGGTCTGAGTCTTGGTGTCGTTTTGAGTATGACCACTTCGCTCCCATGAATCGCAAGGTTGTTGGGGAAAAAAATCCCGGACAATTCTTCAAGTCTCTACCGTGTTACATCAGAATAGATTCTGAACTTGATGTTGAACTTGATGAGCAGATTGTTTATGTTGAACTTTCGGCGGAGCAACGCAAGGCTTACACGTCACTTGAGGAAAACATGATGGTTTGGGTTGAGGGTAACCCGCTGGTCGTTGAGTTCCCCATCACGCTGAGGGCTAGGCTACGTCAGGCAACACTAGGAATGTTTAGTGTTGATGAAGATGGCGCAGTTAATTTTGAGAATGATTGCAAGTCTTCAAAGATTGATGCGATGTTTGATGTGTTAGAAAATGATTTCGATAATGAACCAGCATTGATTCTCACAGACTCACGGAAGTTCGCGGATGTTCTTGTTGCCCGTCTTGACAACGCGGTCGCATGGCACGGTGAGGTATCGCAAAAGCAACGTGAGGTTGCTAAGCAAAAGTTTATTGCTGGTGAAGTAAAGTATTTGGTTGCAGTAATCTCTGCGATTGCAGAAGGCGTTGATGGTTTGCAACATGCCACGCGCAACATATTGTGGATGTCACGAAGTGACAATCGTATCTTGAATGAGCAGGCTATGGCTCGGATTTACCGACAGGGTCAAGGCAAGCAGGTTCGTTCTCGTGAGATTGTTGCAGTTGACACATACGACCTTGGCGTGTTATCGTCTCAGATATTGAATGCTATTGAGATGAACAAGGTTCTTAAGGGAAGGAATTAATATGGAAACATGTTCCACGATTGGATGTCATTCACCCACCAGGGCTAAGGGGTTATGCAAGCGTCACTATGATACGTTCCTGAAGGCACGTAAGCGTGGCGGTTACTTGAAGCCCGGTGATTTCTGCCGACAGGGTCACAAGATTGAGGGTGACAATGCGCAGTATTATTTGAACCACGGGATTGAACGTGTTCGTTGCGCGCAATGCAACAAGGTGAAACCTAATGTGAAAATCAAACTTGGTGACGTGTGCATTTATGGGCACAAGATTGAGGGCGAGAATGCTTACTGGATTACATCGCCAGAAGGTGCGAAGAGATTGCGTTGCCACCAGTGCACGAAGGAACGGCGCGCTCGATACATTGAAGCGAACAAGGAAACCAAAGAGTTTCAGGAACGCTTGAAGGCGAATCGTGAAACCTCCAAAGAGCGCAAGCGACAGAAGGCGCAAGCAGATTCTTACGACAAGATTCTGACTGTACAGGCAGGTAAAACAAATGGCTCGTATGGTGGGCTTAGGTATCTTAATCTCAACAGACGAGCGCAAGTTGCTTGGGAATCTCTTGAGCAAAAGTTTGCTGAGGTTCGTTCTTTCTGCTACGAAAGTCCAGCAGAATATATTGATTACGATGAAGAGAATCCGCCCTCAAAGGAACACGCATTTAATTTGTGCAATGGTTGCCCGATGCTTGTAGAGTGTGCTAGATTGGCTAGTGCCTACAAGCCACCGATTGGAGTTTGGGGTGGCGAGGTTTGGGAAGATGGGAAGGTGATGTATAGGTGAATGAATACTCAAAAGGTTTTGATGTCGGCATAATTGCTGGTAAAAACTTTGAACGTGAACGTATTAAGTTGCGCATTCAACAAGAAATATATGCGTGTAAAAACGAGAGCGTATGCGATTTGTGCGAAGGCTACAAAGATGCTATTATCTTTATCGGAGAGGAGAACTAATGAACCCATGGGATTTGGTCGGATGGGAAATGGCAATCATAATTGGGTTGTCGTTTATCGGTATTATTATCTCAGGATTTGGGGGTAAGAAATGAACTGTATCTATAATTCAAACGGTTGCTCGCAAGAGAAACTATGTCTGGGTTGCTGGTCTGACCATATGACAGAAAAGTTTCCCAACCCAGTTCGAGCGTGGAACGACTAAAGAATATGACAGAAACAACTAAAACAAATGGAGGAAAAAAAATGCCCGTACCAAAGATTTATCCAGCAATTGCTTCTATTCAAGCCGAGGTCGGAAACATTCCAAAGAATGGTATCGGACCAGCATCACAAGGCTCATACAAATACATTAAGAATGATGACATTCTTGAGAAGATTAGTGAACTTCTTGTTAAGCATAATGTTATCGTGCGCCCTCGCGTTCTTGATTATGCTATTACCAATCGGGAGATTGGCTCTGGTCGAACTGCCCCTCTTACTGTTCTTACTCTCGAAACGACTTACGTTTCGGTGGAAGATGGTTCGGAGTTCACTGTTGTGGTTTCTTCTGAAGGTGCAGACAATGGCGACAAGGCTGGACGTAAGGCGATGACACAGGCGCAGAAGATGACGAATCTGCTTACCTTCTCGATTGCCACTGGCGAGCCTGACCCGGACGGCATTGATGGCACCCCATCAGCGCCAGCACAGGGGCAGAGCGCCACAGCAAAGAAGATTGCTAACGCCAAGAACGATGAGGCAACGGGAATCTTTAACGAGATTAAAGCATTCCTTGGCGCTAACGGCTTGAACGGTAGCGTAGCCAACTCAATCGGTTCACGCCTTTCTGGTGGCAAGTCTGCATCAGAGTGGTCTGCTGATACTTCGGTTCTGAACAATGTCCTCAAAGCCCTCAAGGCTGGCGAGGTAGAGTAGGGTGGAACCCAAACTCAGAGTTCGCTCATCGGGGCATGGCGGTAGTGGATACCGCCATCCCCTGACGGGTGACGTAGTGCCGGGTGTCACGACGGTGCTTAAGAAACTTGAGAAGCCTGCGATTGCGCAGTGGGCTGTAGATAATACGGCTGCTTTTGCTGTAGCAAATATTGATGCACTACTATCAAGAACGGAGGAGCAAGGTTATGGATTCCTTCGCTGGTATTGGAAACGTGACCCACTTGCTGGCGACAGCAGTGACATTCGTAACTACAGTCGTGGTGTTCTTAATGACGCAGCTGAGCTTGGTACGCTCGTCCATGATTGGATTGCTGCTGACCATGATGGTTGCCCTTATCCTGATGTCTCTAATGCCCCTGATTATTTTTGGGAAATGGTAGCAGAGTGGGATAAGTTTAAGTCTGAACACACAATCGTTCCGATTCTAACTGAGCAAACACTTTGGTCACACCAGTACGGTTATGCTGGCACGGCTGATGGGTTATGGGAGATTGATGGTGTTCGCATGTTAATTGATGTGAAAACTTCTCGCAATACTTGGGATGAGCATTACATGCAACTTGCTTCGCTTGGTGCTTGCGATGCTTGGCTAGTCGAGGGGCGTGATGATGTGTGGGTTGAGGATGCCATTCCTGGCTTTAGCGCCTACGCTTTGCTTCACTTGCGCCCATCGGACACAGACAAAGATGGTAACTTTATGGAACCTTTCTGCAAGTTGAAAGTTCTGAACGATGATGAGATACCAACATTGTTTGATGCGTTTCTTGGATTACTTCAAGTTTCGCACGCACAAAATAAACTGAAAGAGGTACGGTCTAACCGTGTGTTAGACTTTTCCAGCACAAATAAGGAGGATAAGTAATGAGTCAAGTCAAGGCAGTATTCACGGGCGGTGTGGTCGCAGACCCTGAGCGCCGTGAAGTAGGAGGTTCCAACCTTCTTGAGTTCCCGGTATACGTGAACCACACTAAGAAGAACAAGGAGACTGGCGAGTACGAACGTACCGGCGATGTCTCCAAGGTGAAGGTTACGCTGTGGCGTGACCTTGCAAACAACACTGACATCCGTAAGGGGGACCTCGTTGAGGTGAGCGCAACGCTCGTTGAGAAAGAGTTCCCCAAGAAGGATGGCACAACTGGTCGGAGTCTTCAGACTGACTGGGTTGAGTCTGTTGTTGTGAAGCACCGCAAGGATGCTGGCGGTGACGCTGGCGGTTTCTAGCCGGTGACGAGGGGCGCGTCTCGTAAAACGCGCACAATCTCCGGTAACTCAATTGGCAGAGTGCGAAGCTGTTAACTTCGAGGTTCGTGGTTCGAGTCCACGCCGGAGAGCCAAGGAATATATATACGAAACTAGGGATGGTATCAACTTTTTCATTGACCGTTAGGAGGAAAACATTAACGTATTTTACGCACAGTTTATTGAGAACATTCTCGGCTCCAATAGCGGTAACGCATTCTTATCTCGCGCTTCAGGCAAGACAAGCGCTGGCAAACTAAACATTAACATTCACCGGACTTTTAAATATCCGGCGCAACTTGAGGAGATGGTCGCCTATGTCGAACAGTATCAGCATGAGGATGTTTACATTAGCCCACTTCTTTATGGCGACAAGAAGAACGACAAAGGCAACATCGCGCGCACACCTGAGAACGCGCTTACGTCTCAGACTATTTACATGGACTCTGACTTATGTACACCGAATAAGTTCCGTCTCAAGCCTTCAATTCATGTTGTCACATCCGAAGGTAGGGGGCATGACTATTGGGTTTTATCGGCTCCAGTCGATGCCAAGAGGGCAGCGGAAATTGCTCACCGTATCACGACTGCCCACAAGGATGACGGGTGTGACCCTTCGGGTTGGTCGGCTAACAAGGTTCTTCGTATGGCTGGAACCGTCAACACTGGTCATGGATTTCCCGAAGCAGTAATCGCTGAGTACACTGGTGAACTTTACTCTATTGAAGAAGTTGAAGAAGCCTACAAAGATATAGATATTTACGAGCGCCCCATCATGGGGCGTGTCAGTAATACTGTTGAAGTTGTTGAACCTGAAGACCTACCAGACTACGCCGAAGCGTTACAGAAACTACCGCAGGATGTACTAGACCTTGCCTTGGCTGAGCCAGTAACTGGACCTGATGGTTACCGTAGCGAAGCGCGCTATCGTCTGCTGTGTGACCTTTTTAGGTTGGGCAATATTCTTTCTTACGAAGAGATTCTGACCATTGCATGGCAAGCACCAGTGTGCCGCAAGTGGAGCAAAGAAGATAGTCGTGGCATTAATGGCCTGATGATGGAAGCCAACAAGGCGCAGGCTGAAATCATGTGGGAGGCAGGTCAAGGACTTGAGCCACCAGAGGAGAAGACGGAACAGGAGGCGGTCAATCTTCTTACTGACGGTGAGCGTTCTTATGTTTCAGAGAACAGTTCTTGGATTGATAGGTATACTGATTGGGCTGGACAAAAGGTTGCTAAGCAGAACGGTCCGTATGACCGAGTTAATGCTTGGACAATCTTGTCATGCGCGTTTGCTGATGTTGCTTTTATTCCGCGCAAGAACGGACCAGAAGGTCTTAACGTTTACACTATGACACTCGGTGAAACTACCACGGGTAAAAGCCAGTCTTTGAAACTTATGCGCACCGTGCTGGATGAAATCTTTATGGATGACAAGGGTTATAACCTTGGCGGAAACGCAAGCCCTAACGCACTAGGCGAGAAACTTCTTGAACGCGATGGCAAAGTTAGCCTGTTCAACAAGGATGAGGCGCACGGTTTGTTCAAACAGTGGTCAACACAGGACTGGACTACTGGCATGATGGAAGACCTTGCGCTCCTATATGATGGTGTTGTGCCACCGATGCTTCGCATGGGTAAAAAAGAAATGGGTAGGGTTGCTAAGACACAATTTGTTATGCACCTTATGGGTACGCCAGAAGAAATAACACGCTCCCTTAATAGGGAAATGTTTAAGTCAGGCTTTCTTGCGCGATTCATTTGGTCTATTGGTGAACCACGCACGCTAAGCCGGGAAGCAGTTAAGGAAGAGGACTCTGATGGAACAGAAATCAAACTTGGATTCGAACCAATGGCAAGACAGTGGAGTGCGGAATTTGGGGAAATTAAACGCCGCCTACGTGCTGACACTCTTAACGGTCATATTGGTATTTCCATTACTGCTGATGCTGCTAACCGCATGACAGAAGTTAAATGGGCTTTGACTAATCTTGTAAAAAAGTCTGACCCAAACTGGGATATTCTAAACCCTTCACTTGTGCGCCTTGGTATTACCATCCGCAAGTGCGCGTCACTGCTCGCCATTGTTGACGGCAAGGATGTGACTGAAAACAAGCACGTACTACAGGCAATTGCCTATGCCGAAGAATGGGTTAGGAACCTATTTATTGTGGCGGAGAAGATTAGTGCTTCTGACTTTGAGCGTAACTGTGATGAGGTTGAGGCATACGTCAAGGCTAAGGATGGCAAGATTAAACTTGAGTTTGTTAATCGACGCTTCAAGGCGTGGCGCGTAAGAGATTTGCAAGAATCTGTTGGCGCACTCATTTCTCAGGGTAGACTCAAAGAAATATCTGACAAGAGTGGTAAGTGGTTGGAGGTAAATAAGTAATGGACTTTTTTGAATGGCGAGATTACGGAATTGATAAAGGTTGGATTAGCAAACCTGCCTGCTACTTTCACGATGGTTTTGATATGAGTGAAGAAGAAGAAAAAGAATGGGAAGAGCATGGTGAAACATGCATTACCATTTCCCGTTATTATGAAGATAAACTAGACAAGGAGTAATCATGGAAACAAAAGATAAAGTTAAAGTTCAAGTACTTTCGGCTGAAGCAATTATTGATAATGCCCGTGAGCGATTTGTTGATATTGAAGAATACGTAAATGCCAAGGCTCAACTTATTGAAGAACAACATGTTCTGATTGAAGAAGCAGATAACTAAATGCCAACATACTTGTATGGTTGTCCCGAGTGTGGGACAACCAAGGAGGTGTGGCACAGCATAATGGAGAGTCCCACAATTCAATGTGCCGATTGTCCATGTACAATGGTGCGTAGACCACAAAATATTGGTGTTCAATTTGTTGGCGGAGGATGGGCTAGTAAAGATGGTTAATAAAAAAGATATTGAATTAGAAGTAATTCAAAACCTTATTGAGGCAGAGAAGTACAATCCGCCTGCTGGAGCGCAGTCTGCAGCGAAACGCGCACTTGCATGGATTGCTGATGGGAAGGCTGGTTCGGGATTCACTGATGTGGGTCGCGCGCGAGCCGCGCAGTTGGCTCGTGGCGGTTCCGTATCTGCTGATGTTGCAAAGAAGATGAAGTCATACTTTGCGCGTCACGCAGTAGATAAGAAAGCAACCGGATTTAGCTCTGGCGAAGAAGGCTACCCATCTGCTGGTCGCGTAGCATGGGATGCTTGGGGCGGAGATGCTGCCGCATCATGGTCTTCTAAGTTGACTTTTGAGTAACGTATTACCGCTACCCGTATATCCGCACAAGCCAGTTGGAGGTGACCTTGAGCTTATCAAAAAAGCAAAAGCTAATATCAAAACTGATATACGCATTCAGCTTGTTGATGCAGTTCCCGGTTCACCGGGGCGCGTGCTTGCATTGCGCGAGCGACCCAACTTTATTTGTGAACACGCATTCATTGAAACGCCTAATGAGAACAACGTCCAAGCAGCACTAGAATGGATTGTCCTTGGCGGAGAAGACGCGCGCGGGACAAGCGTGACTAGGATGCTAAAAGAAATTCTTGGTGAGGGAGTTAAACAAATTGGTTGAAGTTTTAGTTCAAGGACGCGAGGCTATGCCCGAGGAGCGCATCCGTTCATCTTTGCTTTTGCAAAAGTTTGCTGAAGCGCAGGGCTGGGAGACTCGCATCGGTTATAGCAAGTTTCAAGATTACCCTAAGATTTATAAGTCCGGCGACAAGAAGGGCACTGAGGTGCCGGGTAAGATTCTTGATAATGTTTGGTGTCAGGGTCGCAAAGAGGGCCATGTTTTCACAGCCGTCTGGGTGGGCAACAAGTTAGACAACTGCCTATTCGATAACCGCTTGATGTCCATGAAGGAAATGCGCGAAATGATTTCTGCGTGACAACGCTTCTTGCACTAGACCCCGGTAAAACAACTGGCATGTCATGGTGGTACTACGATGATACTAAACACCTGACGTTCTTGAGATATGAGCAAATTAAGGGTGGACTACAGGGTATCATTGATGAGTTCATGAACATAAAGCCAGCAATTTATGATGTGATTGTGTGTGAAAGCTTCAAGCTTGATGGTCGCACGCCAAACCCAGACATTACACCACTACAGATTGAAGGCGTGCTGAGTTACGCATCTAAGCTTTACGGTATACCAGTGGTATACCAGCCCAACAATATGAAGGCGCACGCAACAGATGAATTTCTGAAAAAGCATGACCTATGGTTTAAGGGCGCACCTCACGCTACCGACTCGGCCCGTCATGCTATTGCATATATGAAGCGGATTAAACATCGCCCAACGCTTGAGCATTACTTTAAGTAGTAACGCAGAACCCCCCGACATTTAGCCGGGGGGTTCTTTGAGATGTAGTCACCTTGCCTTTCTGCACTTATGTGGACAGTAAGGCTTTTAATTATTTCTTGTTCGTAGCGTTCGCAATGGCGAGCGTGGTGAAGGGAACCGCGAGGTTTCCTACAATCGCGCTTGCAATGATGAGCCACATGGGGGCTTCAGTTCCGCTTGCCATTACAGCAACACCAAAGTTGCTAACAACAAGGGCGGCAAGGCCATACAGGGCGTAAGCAAGCTTACGTCCCTTGGGGCTTGGGATGATGATACCAAGGGTGTCATTTGCGGCAGTGGTAGCATCCTGGGGAAGGACGGGGATAGTTGGCACGATGCGTTCCTTTACGGGGGTAGTTGGTTTTTCTGGAGTGGGAGTCGGAGCCGCAGCCGGAGTGGGGGCTGGGGCTGGGGCTGGGGCTGGAGCTGGAGCTGGAGCTGGAGCTGGAGCTGGAGCTGG